ACTCAGGCCACTATCATGGCCAACGCGAACAGGAGCGACCCTGATTGGCGTTGGTCTGCCGTCCGCATCTTTGCCAAGACCCAGCACAAAGTCAACGAAGGTTCTCTCTTCGGCTCCTGGAAGGCTTGCCAAACCCTCGCCCTCATGCACGATGCCGTCGTCCTCCTTCTCGGGCCCGTGAAGAAGTATCAGCGCTTTTTCGACCAGCGCGATCGTCCCTCTCACCTATACGTCCACGCCGGTCACACCCCGTTCGAGATGGCCGAGTGGTGCCAGCAGCACCTGACTCCCGCCATCAAGCTCGCCAACGACTACACTGCCTTCGACCAGTCTCAGCATGGCGAGGCCGTCGTTTTCGAACGTTTCAAGATGTCCAGGCTGTCGATCCCTCAGGAACTCATAGATCTGCACGTCTACTTGAAGACCAACGTCTCCACCCAGTTCGGCCCCTTGACCTGCATGCGCCTCACCGGTGAGCCTGGCACATACGACGACAACACCGACTACAATATTGCTGTGCTGCACCTTGAGTACGCCGTTGGCTCCACCCCTCTCATGGTCTCCGGCGATGACTCGCTTCTCGATAGTGAGCCCCCCGTTCGGGACCAGTGGGCCGCCGTCGAGCCGATGCTCGCTCTCACTTTCAAGAAAGAGCGCGGTCGCTACGCCACCTTCTGCGGCTACTACGTCGGCTTCACAGGCGCTGTGCGGTCCCCACCCGCCCTCTTTGCCAAGCTCATGATAGCCGTGGACGACGAGTCGATCGACGACAAGCTCATCGCCTACCTCACCGAATTCACTGTAGGCCATTCCCTTGGCGACGCTTTCTGGACCATCCTTCCCGTCGAGACTGTCCCTTACCAGAGCGCGTGCTTTGACTTCTTCTGCCGACGCGCCCCTGCACAGGCCAAGGTCATGTTGAGGCTTGGTGAAGCCCCTGAGTCTCTCCTGTCCATGGCTTTCCAAGGCTTGAAGTGGGCGTCCCACTCTGTGTACGCCCTCATGAACTCAAGTCACCGTCGCCAGCTACTCCACAGCTCCCGTCGCCCCCGCTCTCTCCCGGAAGACCCTGAAGTCTCTCAGCTTCAGGGTGAATTGCTTCATCAGTTCCAATCTCTCCACTTGCCGCTCCGAGGAGCTTCCATGCCAAACCCGCTTGCTGCGCCCTTTCGCCTTCTGCCCCTCGGTTCAGCCTCCCTTGGCCCGTCTTACTCCGTGGCGCCTCTCCAGCCTCCGCCCGCCTCCGCGTCCCCCGACTCCATGGCCGAAAATGCCACGCAAGTCGGGCCCGCTCCAGCTCGCGATGACCGCCTTGATCGCCAGCCTGCTATTCCTGCTCCTCCTCGTGTGGTTGAAACCGCGCCGACACACTACATCGACCTCCCGTTCCAGTGGAAAATCACCGACTTCACCGGAGCCGCGGCCTACCACGACACAGGCGACCTCTCAGCCTCCCCGGTACTGACCACTCTGTGCGCCCCATACCGACACGCCGAGCTCATCTCAGTTGAGCTGTCGCTCGCCCCTTGCCCGCCGTCCTTCACCAAGCCCATCATGTTCACCGTCGTTTGGACGCCGGCCACCCTCTCGCCTACCGATGGGAAAGAGACGGACTTCTACGGAGGTCGTCAAATTTCCATCGGCGGCCCGGTCATGCTCTCCAGCACCACCGCCATCCCAGCCGACCTCACTCGCATGAACCCTGTCATCAAATCGAGCGTCGCCTACCGTGACACCCCTAGGTGGACCATGTCCGTCCCCGCCGTCTCCGGCGGTGACACCAAGGTCAACCTCGCCACCGGCTTCATCCGGGGAGTCATCCGCGTCTCCGCTCCATCTGGAGCCGCTATCAAGGCCGCCTCTTAGGCGCCTCCCGCGAGAAGGAAAACTCGCCCGGTTATAGGCCGGTAAGATGCTAAACCTCCAGCCCTCCGTGATCGCAAAATCTTAGGTAACAGGTCGGCCACAAGACCTGTGGGCAAAAAAACAAAAAAAAAAAAAAACACAATAAAATAACCACAACAACGCACCAGAGGCCTGAGAGACGGACCGGGT